AGAAAATAAATTAGATGATGGGCGAAGGTTATTTTATGTGTCAGGCGAAGTTAAAACAGCAGACAGAGAATCAGTTAGAAAAATTGTTGAAAAACAAAGTAACGCAATTGTTCTTGCGTCTTTAGGAACCTTCAGTACTGGTATCAATATTCGGAATATACATAATATCATATTCGCTAGTCCTTCTAAATCACAAATCCGCGTTCTCCAGTCAATCGGAAGAGGACTACGAATGTCAGATGATGGTAGAACAACAAGACTGTATGATATCGCAGATGATTTACGAATCAACGGAAAACCGAATTTTACGCTCCGACACAGTGCCGAGCGAATAAAAATTTATGAAAATGAAATGTTTAATTATAAAATGAATGCTGTGCAAATCTAATATACTCTGACTCCTGCACAACGTTCTTTTATTATACTAAAAAATTTATACAATGTAAAGGTTAAATTATGGAAAGAAAACCACATTATGTAAACAACGCCCAATTTTCACAGGCTGTTGTCGATTATGTAACAGAACTAAACGTATCAAAAAACAATAATCAGAGCAAACCTATTGTGCCAAATTATGTTGCTGAATGTTTTTTGAAAATTGCTGAAGGGTTATCACACAAAGCAAATTTTGTTCGTTACACTTATCGAGAAGAAATGGTAATGGACGCAGTAGAGAACTGTCTTAAAGCAATAGAAAATTATAATCTTGAAACTGCGACTCGCACTGGTAAACCCAATGCCTTTGCGTACTTTACCCAGATCTCTTGGTACGCTTTTCTTAGGCGTATTCAAAAAGAGAAAAAACAACAAGATATTAAATTAAAATTTTTATCAGAAATTGATATAGACCTTTTAGTAAGCGAAGAATTTGATAATAATGCGAACGCTACTTCTTCATTTATCGAAGAATTAAAAAGCAAAATAGATGTTATAAAATTTAAAGATCAGAAAGTAACGGAGTACAAAAAAATTGACAAGAAAAAATATACTAGAAAAAAAGATTCAGATCTTTCTTCGTTCTTTATAAATGAAAATATTAATTCTACAGATTGATATAACTAAAGGTTATATTGAATATAATCATCCTAGTCCTTCCCCTTGGAACAAAAAAGAAAGAATTAGGAGAAATATAGAAAATGTTTTTCAACCCTCTGTACAATCGTGGGCAAAAAAAATGTCTTACGATTATATCAGAATAGATTATCATAATGCAGATTATGTAAAAGCGTTTGGTAATTTATATCGAGAACCTACGCAAGAAACAAAATTAATCGGCGATGACGAACTTCACTGTTTGACTAGGTTTTCATGCCTAGATTTAGATTATGATTATATTTTGTATCTTGATAATGATATCTATGTTCACGATAAATGCGAAGAGTTTCCTTTCAAACCTGGAATTAGCATCTGTAAAGATCAACCTTTTCCAAATAATTATGGAAAGAATTTAAAATCTCTTGCTAAAACTCAAGGTAACACGTGGTATTCTTGCGGAGTTTTTTCTGTAGACAGAACTACTGGCATACATTTTAAAAATTATGTTTTGTCTTTGATGGAAAAAAAGATACTGTTTAACAATTTTAAATATCCTGGAAAAATAGATCAGCTTTATACAAACATATATTGTAACAATAACCTTGATATTTTAAATGAGCTTGACATTACGTGGAACAATATAGTAAACTTAAAAACTAGCGTTGAAAATCCAAACTTTGCGCATTATGCCGGCACGAATAAAACTTTAAAAATAAATTAATATGAAAATAGCAATCTTGAACGATACTCACTGCGGTATACGTAACTCCTCTGATGTTTTCATGGACTATCAAGAGAAGTTTTACCGTGATGTATTCTTTCCTTATCTTGAAGAACAAGGGATCAAGAAGATTCTACACCTCGGTGACTACTATGAAAACAGAACATCAATCAATTTTAAAGCACTTAACCACAATCGCCGTATTTTCCTTGACGTACTTAGGGATCGTGGCATTCATATGGATATCATACCAGGTAATCATGATGTTTACTACAAAAACACCAATAAGTTAAACTCTCTGAAAGAACTTCTCGGTCACTATATGAACGAGGTTCGTATCATTGAGAAGCCCGAAGTGGTAGACTATGATGGCATGCCTATCGCTCTCATACCCTGGATCAATCCGGAGAATGAAGAGAAGACCCGATTCTTTTTGAATACGTGCAAGGCGGACGTTGTTGGTGCACACCTAGAACTCAGCGGCTTTGAGATGCAGAAAGGCATACCATGTTCTGATGGCATGTCAGCGGATGCGTTTAGACGTTTTGATATGGTGTTGTCAGGTCACTTTCACACGAAAAGTTCTCAGAATAACATCCACTATCTTGGTAGTCAAATGGAATTCTTCTGGTCAGATGCCAATGACAGAAAATATTTCCATGTGTTGGACACCGAAACTCGTGAACTGACACCTGTTGAGAATCCTATCACTTTGTTTGAGAAGATTCTCTATGATGATACCAAACAACAACAGGCACTTCGCAATGTATCAAATCTTGATGAGAAGTTTGTGAAGGTCATTGTGATCAACAAGACCAAGCCACAAGAGTTTGAGAAGTTCATTGATCGGATCAACATGCGTAAGATTCATGGCTTACAGATTGCAGAGAACTTCCAAGACTTTGCGGGTAAGCAAGTTGATGATGATAAAATAAACATTGACTCTACGGATGATTTGTTGTATACTTATGTGGATGCTGTAGATACAGACTTGGACAAAGAGCGTATCAAGAGTCAAGTACGTGAACTTATGATTGAAGCACAGAGTATGGAAATTGCATGATAACATTTCACTCGTTGAAATACAAAAACTTTTTAAGCACCGGCGACAGTTTTACGAACCTAAATTTAGAAGAAACCGCGACTACTCTCGTGGTTGGTCAAAATGGTTCTGGTAAATCCACTATGCTGGATGCGCTATCTTTTGCTCTCTTTGGAAAAGCGCATCGCAACATCAATAAGGTCCAATTGGTGAATAGTGTCAACAATAAAAATAGTATTGTTGAAGTTGAGTTTACCGTCGCCGGTGCGCGTTATAAAGTGATTCGTGGTTTGAAGCCTGCTGTGTTTGAAATATGGCAGGGTGACACCATGGTCAATCAAAACTCACATGCCAAAGAGTATCAAAAAGTTCTTGAGCAGAACATCCTCAAGTTAAATCACAAGACTTTTCATCAAATCGTGGTGCTGGGGAGTAGCAGTTTTATTCCTTTCATGCAACTCCCCGCATCCACGAGGCGAGAAGTCATCGAAGATCTTCTGGACATTAATGTGTTCTCTAAGATGAATAGCATTCTAAAAGAGAAGACTTCTATACTTAAAGAATCTATCTCTGGCAACACACACGAATTGCAGTTGGTTCAGACTAAGATAGACTCACAGAAGAAACACCTCTGTGATTTGAAAAAAATCTCTGAATCTGCCAGACAAGAAAAGTTAGACCAGATTGCTGAAGAGAATTCAGAGTTGGCCCGCCTACAAGACCAGGTCACTGATTTTGACAATGCTCACCTGCTTGCTCTTCAAGAACGACAGAAGGGCCTTGACAGTAAAATCACTGAGATTGGTAAATATGTCTTTCAGTTTAACTCTAAGCAGAAAGCATCTCACAAAGAAATCAAGTTCTATGAAGACAACGAAGACTGCCCCACCTGCCAGCAAACCATTGAAACCACCTTCAGATTGGATAAGGTACAGAACGCCAAAAACAAGTGGGATGAACTGGAGCGAGCGAGAGCAGACGCCGAAAACAAAGTCGGAGAATTAGAGCATGAAAAGAACATTATTAAATCAGATATTAGCGCCGAGAACGATAAGATTGCGCAAATCAACACCCTCAGAGAAAAGATCACCTGGACACAACGACGACTTAATACTCTACAGGGTGACCTATCCGAACTCGAAACAGGTGTACATAGCCTGTCCGAAGCACGAGATACTCTTTCAAACGAAGAGAATAAAAAAGATGATCTCACCAACCAACGACTAGAATTGGCAGAGCAACGTGAGTACAACAATGTCATTACTGAACTGCTAAAAGACACCGGTATTAAAACCAAGATCATCAAACAATATTTGCCTGTCATTAATCAGTTGACTAACCAGTACCTACAAGTGCTGGACTTCTATGTCCACTTTGATCTAGACGAGGCATTCAAGGAGACCATTCGGTCACGGCACCGTGATGCATTCTCCTATGACAGTTTCTCCGAGGGTGAAAAACAACGCATCGACTTAGCACTCTTGTTTACTTGGAGGCAGGTTGCTAAGATGAAGAACAGTATCGCCACCAACCTACTGATTCTTGATGAGACTTTCGACAGTTCTCTCGATGCGGATGGGGTTGAGAATCTACTCAAGATTCTTGACACAATAGACAATGAGACCAATGTGTTTATCATCTCACACAAAGGTGAACTTCTTGATAATAAATTTGATCGTAAGATTGAGTTTATCAAGCACAAAAACTTTTCAAAGGTTGCTTGACTTTACCCGCAGAAAAGTGTATAATAAGTGTAAATTAACCCGCAGTAAAATGCAAGGAATATATTATGGAACTTAATGCCAACACACTAGAAATTTTGAAGAACTTTGCTTCAATAAACTCAAACATTGTTATCAATTCTGGTAATGTCGTAAAGACTGTATCAGAAGCCAAGAACGTAGTGAGTACCACTTCACTTGATGTTAACTTCCCTCAGAAGTTTGGTATCTATGATCTCAATGAGTTTCTCTCTACAATTAGCCTGTTAGATCAGCCACGACTGGCGTTTGAAGACAACTATGTTACCATTGCTGATGGTAGTGGAAGATCACGGATCAAATACTTCTTCTCTGATCCCGATATGTTGACATCGCCTTCTAATGATGTTATCATGCCAGATGCAGAGGTCAAGTTTGTTTTAGATCGTGAGACACTATCACGAATCAAGCGAGCGGCTTCTGTCCTAGGTCATAGTGAGGTGTCTGTGTCTGTCAAAGACAATGTGGTTTGTTGTAGTGTTATAGATAACAACGATGGAACATCCAACGCATTCTCAATTGATGTTGACGGGACTTTTGATAGTCCTGATTTCAACTTTGTGTTCAATATCTCTAACTTGAAGATGATTGATGGTGATTATGATGTTGCGATTTCATCAAAACTAATTTCACATTTTGTGAATAGAGACACCGAGATCCAATACTGGGTGGCATTGGAAAAAACTAGTACGTATGGAGCGTAAATATGAGTGATGTAAATGAAGAAATGATTGATCTGGTGAATCGTGTCACCCGAAGCACAGTGGCTGTGATTGACACCGTAGCCGCACGAGGTGGCTTCCGTGGTGAAGAACTTGCGACAATCGGTCAGTTGAGAGATCAGAGTGTGGCTTTGATCCAGATGGTAGAAACTGAACAGTCTAATTCTGAAGAAGACTGAAAATAAATTATATTATGAGGCAAGTGAATGAAAGAGGAATTCCTCTGGGTTGAGAAATATCGTCCTGCGACTATCGCAGATACCATTTTACCACAAGCATTAAAAGACACGTTCAGTGAGTTTATAAAAACTGGCAACATACCTAATATGTTGTTCACTGGTACTGCCGGCTTAGGTAAAACAACTGTAGCCAAGGCGATCTGTAATGAACTAGGATTTGATTACATTGTAGTAAACGGATCTGAAGAAGGGAACATTGACACCCTTCGCGGTAAGATCAAGCGATTTGCATCTACCGTTTCATTACAGGGTGGCTACAAAATTGTCATACTTGATGAGGCAGACTATCTGAATCCTCAGTCAACACAACCTGCATTGCGTGGGTTCATTGAAGAGTTTTCAGATAACTGCCGATTCATTCTAACCTGTAACTTCAAGAACAGAATCATTGAACCACTCCACTCACGGTGTGGCGTATATGAATTCAATACATCTAAGAAAGACATGCAAGCCTTATGCGAGCAGATGATGCAACGAGTGTTGTATATTCTGAAAGAAGAAGGTTCTCCTGT